TCAATCTCGGCTTGCAGTTCCTGCTTTCGACTCTCGGCGTTCTTCTTCTTCGTCGGTTGGCCCGCTTCCGAGGCGGGCGCGGCTACAGCCTCCGTTGAGGCGACCTGTTCCACAGGTTCGGCGGGGGACGACTCCGCAACAGCGTCCTTGGGGGCGTCTCCGGTCTTGCGCCATTCCGCCACTTGGGCGCTGCTCATCTCCGAGAGATTCGGGAGGGCAGGGCCCGCAGGCGTCTCAGCGACCGCTGACGAGGCGGCGGGTTGGTCGTCGGCCATGCTGGTTACTTTCTATCCATGGGTGATGGTCACGCAGTATACACCGAAGCGGCTCATGCTGACGGCTCCGCAGGCTCCGGGGCCAGATCCGCCGCCTGCTGCCCTTGCTCGAGCGCATGCGCCTGCCCCTGCTGGGCCTGTTCGAGCGACTGCTGGTGCCCGACCTGGGCCTCTCGCAGTGCCTGCTCATGCTCTTGCTCGCTCAGCGCCTTCTCATGCGTCATTTGCGCCGTGGCATGGACTACGTCCTGCGCGTGCTGGAGATGCTCCAAGTGGAGGTCGAGTGCCTTCGCAGACCCCTGCTCGGCCGCATCCACGAACGTCCGCGCCTGCTCGGCGTCAATCTTGGCGCCGGCTATCGCAATCTGCGCCGTCTGCTGGATCCACGCGAGGCGTTCCTTGCCTTGCTGCTCGAGTTGCATCTGTTGGATCTTCTGCTGGCCTTCCAACTGCTGCTTCTGCATGTCGATCTGGCCCTTGGCCTGCGCTTCGGCCTGCTTCTCGGCCTGCTTCGACTCAATCGCCTGCTTCAGTTGCTGGTTCTCTTGCCCCAATTGCTGCATCTGGGCCTTGACCTGTGGCGGAATGCCGTCCTGGCCGTCCTGCTCCGCATACTCCGGGGGCGTCACAACCTTCGCGATCTCGTCGCCAATCTCGCCGAGGTTCTTCAGCTTCACCGCCATCCCCAGCACCGCCGCCGCCGCCTTCTGGCCCGCCACCGCCGCCACCATCTGGATATTGCTCACGAGCGTATCGGTAAACGCGGCGCCTTCCGCCCGCTGACTCTCAAACGCCGGTCCCTCGCTGATCGTGACGGTATGATCGCCCTCGACTGACGCCAGGTCGCCCTTGCGCTGCATCTGCGGGTTATTGATCCAGACCGTCTTCGCGTTGTCCTTCGCGTCCCGCACCCCGACCTCGCGAGGCGTGTCGTAGACCTTTGGGATCAGGTCCTCGACAATCACGGCGCCCTGGTGCAGCATCTCGTTGTAGTGGTCGAGGAAGTGAAACGACCCCTTCTGCTGCGAAGACTGAATCTGCTGCAGGGCAATGCCAGACTTCTGGTTCTGCTGCTGCGCCACCGTCGGCAACGGCGAGACCCCCATCGCCGCTTGAATCGCTCGTCTCGCGGACTCCGCGCCAATCTCCAGATTCTGGATGAACGGCTCATACGGGTTGCGAACGGGAAATTCGGGCGCTTGACCGGGCAGACCCTCCACGAACGTCTCAACCTCAATCACCGCAATCGGCTCATGCAGCGACTTGGTCAGATTCGCCAGTTGGTCCGGCTTCAGCGACCCCCGCCGCACGAAATAGGGGATCTTCGGGGTCATGCCGACCAGTTCCGCCTGACACGTCCGGTAGTAGCAGTAGAGCATGTAGGGATCCCGCGCTAAGCGGGTCATGCTCAGCATCTTCCGCTTGGGGCCTGACCCCTCATCGACGTAGATCACCATCCCAAAGCAGGACACAAACGGGATGTATTTCCCGGCCCACGCCTGCCGCTTCTGCGTGCCGGGTTTCTTCAGGATCTCGACGCCATTGGTCAAATACATGCAGACCGAGGGCACTGACTCCTCGCGCCGGTTGACCACTTTCACGCCGGCCGGCATGTCGCGCAGTTCGTCAGTGTAGAAGCCCCGGGTGCTCCCGTCGGGCATCTGCATCTGCACCAGTTCCTTCGTGACCGGTTCGACCTTCCAATACTCCGCGAGCATGATCCGCTCAGGCTTGATCCACGCCGGCGCCTGACTAATCACTTCGGGCGTGAAGTTGGTCACCTCAGCCTCTGGAAATTCCCGCTTGAACTCCTTGATGCTGCGTTCCTGCAAGTAGAACAGATACCGCTGGTCGCTCGAGGACGGCCGCAACGCATCGGGATCGCCGAGCACGAGGTCGGGGTTCTCGATGGATTCAATCCACAGGTCTTGCACGAACCCCTTCGGCATCCACTTGCTCGAGAAGCGCAGCCAGCCGTAGCTCTGATGGACGGCATTCTGAAAGGCCGTCGTATAGGCAATCTGCGCCTGCGAGCGATACTCAATCTCCCGCATCTTACCTTGGTAGAACTCGGAGGTCTTCGCGCTCGCCCCGTTTCCCGTCGGGTCAAACTTCGGGGCCCGGGGATTCGCCCGCACGTCATTGATCAGTTGATTGAAATACTGGTGGAGCTCGTCCAGCGACAGGCAGACCCGGCCCGCATCTTCCCTAGCCTTGCGATCCTTCGGATCCCACGGATCCCCGCCCACAAACTGCATGTCCCGCTTCGCCGCTTTGCGGATCGGCTCCCACTGATCGTTCGCGTAGGTGTAGCGGTCGCGGATCTCCTCAAGCAGGGCATCGTCGCCCTTCTTCTCGCGCTGCGGGGAGGGACTGCCGGGAGACTCAGCCATCAGGACTCCGTGACCCGCAGGCGTTCTGGCAACAGGGATTCAACCAGCCGGCGCTCCGCGTCCGTCAGTTCGACGTGCGCGACGTAGGCGTCGTATTCGGTGCGGGTCTTGAAATGCTGCGAGAACCGGGACAGGCGAGCCGTGAAGACCGTGCGCGGGAGCGTGCCGCCTTCAGGACTGCGTGGATTCAGTCGCGCCTCGCGCCCCATTACTTCGCTTTGTGCAGGAACTTGCCGAGATTACGATGCGGATGCTGCTGCGCCCGCCAGTCGTAGGCATACGATTCGTGGTTCGGGTCTGCTGCGGGTTTGGCGGCACGGGCCTTCTTGACGTGCTCAGGCTTGCCCTTCTCAGAGCCCACGGCGAAGTCATGCATCTGGTCGTGGGTCATGGAGGCCCGGATCTTCTCAGCCATCGGGAACGTGGCGCCGTGTTCCGCGGCTTGCATCAGGCGTTGCTGCGCTCGAGACTTGGCAGGCATGGCTACTCCGGGGAGATGTGGATCTGCCGCAGGAAGGTTTTATCGTCGCGGGTTAGATGAGGCTGACGAATGACATACGCTGAGCCGTCCCATGTGGCTGTGTTATCCTTCAGGGCGGTCTGCCAGAAGGTTAACTCGGCCTGCAGCCGAGCCGTGCGCTCAACCCGCGCCCGTTCTTCAGGACTGAGCATCATGGCCGCTAATCTCCACCGTGCCCACGCCCTCGACCGCTTCTCGCTTCACGCTGACGTGCTCCTCGAGCCGCACATACCGGCGCTCAAGGGCATCCGCCCGCTGCTCGAGTTGATCCACGCGGGCATAGAGCCGAGCGACCAAGGCATTCAGATCGTCACGCTCCGCGACCTGTAACTTGGCCGGCTGCCACGTATCCGTGGTCTTCAGTGCGTGGTAGGGGTCCACTGGCACGGCAGTATACACCTAACTCCAACTGACGCGGGGCCGATAGGGCGCTGGCGCAGGCATGGCGACCCGCACCGGCTGCGCGAACGTCAGGGCCAAGGCGTCCCCGTCGTCCGGACTATCGACCCCGCGCTTCTTCATGTTCTCTTTCGACTCGAGCAGGACCCGATCCTGTTTGTCATGGGTATAGCCGGGCCCGGTCAGATCCATCTCGAGCGCCGAGGTGCTGTCTATCGCACCCCGCGGCAGCCAGTCGCGCAGCTTCGACCACATATAGGCCCGCATGTTGGCGAGTTTCGGATCAGGCGACTCCCCGCCGAACTGCACGTCAATGACGTTGTCATAGCCGAGTTGCCGCAGCCGGTCCGCAATCGGGCCGCCGATGCTGCCGCCCGTGGCATCCACGAAGAGCTTCGCCACCTTCTGGCCGGAGTAGTCCCGGGTCAGGACATCCGCCGCCAGCGTGACCATCTTCATCGAGTCTCGAGCCTGCGCCCCTGGCACGCGGATCGGCGGAATGCTGCGAGCATCCGGGCCCCGACGAAATCGGATGACGCACTCATCGGATCCTCCACGAGCCAGGTCAAGACCCGCGAGGAGCGGCTCATCTGGCAAAGCGAGCACTTGCCGGGCCTGAGCGGCGGCAACCGTGGCGGTATCAATGAACTGCAGATCCGAAGCTGCCGGCGGCAGGCCGAGCACACGAACGCGAAAGAAATCACTCCCTTCGCCATAATCCTGCGCCCATTCTGCAATCTGCGTCTTATTGGTAAACCGGCTCTCCCGGCTATCCACCACGGTCACCACATACCGTGAGCGCTGCACCCCGAAGCAGGCCGCATGGAAGGCGCCTGTGGTCCGTGTCGGGTTGCCGAAGAGGAACTGCATCGGCTCTCCGTCGGTCAGACCACCTTCGCTGACCTCGTGGATCTTATCGGGCACGGCCGAGTCTTCGTCGTTGATATAAAAGGACGTGCTATCCGCGGCATGCTGGCCGGCGAAGGCTTCGCTGTTCTCTTCCCGGCAGGACTGGGGAGCGCAGAACCAGCTTTTGGGATACTGCCGGTGATACATCCGGTTGGCCACCACCGCAAACCACGGGGCCGTAATACACAGGCCCGTCCAATGCTGCACTGTCGCCCAGGTCTTCGTCTCAAGCTGGGTGAAGGTATTCGCGGTAATCGTGCCCTTGCAATAGGGGCGGGTAGACATAATCCAATCCACCAGCCACGCCACCATGACGGACTTGCCGATGCCGTGGCCGCTCGAGACCGCCCGGCGGATCGGCTGCACCGGCGTCACGCCGTCGAAGGCTCTCGCCTTGACCTCCCGACCGAGGTCCTCGAGGAAGGCCCGCTGCCACGTATCCGGGCCGTCATGCTGACTCAGGGGGCCAGGTTCGCCCCACGGGTAGGCTTCCAGCACGAAGCGGAGGGGGTCTTCGGCGCAGTCTCGGGCCCACTCGGCAAGCGCGAGCTCGTCGGTGGGGCTAAGCCGTGAGGCGTCGAGCATGGCGCTGCTTCAGGACATCCACGATATTGATAGTAATGTTCAGTTCCTGGGGTTGCTCAAAGGCTTTACCATCGGTGCGGTCGAGCACGTCCTTGGCGGCACCGAGTTGCACGGTGGGGAACTCCTCACGCTTCAGGAGGTTATTGAGGGTCTGGATAGCGAGAGGCTGTAAGGCCATCAGGCGCTCTTTGGCGGCGAGCTTGACCTGCGGGGCCGAGCCGCCGTGCATGCGACAGACAAACCCGCCGGCAATGGCCGGGTTCTGGCACGGTTTCTTGGTATGTTTGCCCTTCGCCGTGCAGCGGGCCGCACCGGGCGCGAGTAAGGTCTTTTGTAAAGGGTGCTCCGTTTCTATCGGCTCATGCACCTTCACGGGTCCGCGGGGAGCGTGCTTAGACACCGGCGTCCGCCATCTGCTTGACGAGTATATCTAAACTTCTGCGGAGCAGGGCGTTCTCCTGCTGGAGACGAGAGACTTCGGCGCGTAACTCGGTTAGTTCATCAGGATAATGCACATTCCCATCCTCATCTATTTCGATGACTTGCTCAGATGGGAGACGTGTGGGGGTGTCGTCAGGGGCGACGGGCGGATCAGTCATCGGACGATCACCTTATACAGGTCCGCTTCTTCTGGGGATAACCGCACCGTATCTAAGACGTGTTCGAGATCGTCAGCGTGTTGGGTCACCAAGCGCAGCCGTTTGCGGGCATCGGCTTTACGTAAGTCGGTGCGCCACTGACGAACTAAGGCGCGAAGTTGTTCCTCTAACCGGCTTCGTGTCGGCGGGGTGTCGTCAGGGGGGCGGGACTCTCGGCTCATGGCTGCTCCTTGGGGCCGTCGGCCTGCGCGAGGGCGGCTAACAGTTTGTCCGCTAGACAGCAATAGCCGCAGCGATGGTCAACGACCTCGATGATCGCGTTATCGCCTACGGATTCCTGCTCGAATCGCTCGCAGCCATCCTGCCGATGCTCCTCGCGGTAGTCTTTCAGTAAATCTTCCAGCGCGGGCAGCGCCACGAAGGCGCGGGCATCGGCTTCCTCCGCAAACTCGGCAATCACGATGATGCCATCGTGGAGAACCAGCCACTGGTCATGATCTTCCAGCACGGTGAGCGGGGCGGGTGTCCTCGGCATCACGCCGTCTCCTCGAGTTGTGGCTTCCACGCATGGGCAATGTGCCGTGATAAGGGCAACGGAATCTTGGCGATGACTGCTGAGGCGGCTTTGCGCTTCACGCTGTTTTTACCGTGCAGACGCCCTGGTGAAATCGTGCCGGCTGCCTTCATGTCGGCATAGCTCCCAAACCAGTCACCGCTGACCTTTGCGCCGCGATCCCATGAACTCTGCTCCCGATGTTTTCCGCTTCCGTTGACGGTGCCGACTGAACCTTTCATGCCTGTGCGTCCAACAATGGGCATCAACCCAGGCACATCGCCCCAGAGATAAAAACTCCCGTAATGCCACCGCGCCCGCCCGACCCACTTCTGCGCCCCGACCACGTTCTCCACCACCAGCGGAATGAACCGGCCCGCGGCCTCTTGTGCTTCCCGCTGAATCCGAAAACACGCCTCAAAGAGGCTGTTATCCGGTGGCGGCAGTGCCTTCGCTCGCTTCCACGGCATCGCCCGATACGAATACGCCTGGCACGGCGGGCTGGCGACAATCAACGCCGCGTCCTTGAACTGCCGCCCGTGAATCGTCAGCACGTCCTGCAGCACGAGCTGCGCGGGATACCGATGCTCGCCATAGACATGCTGTTCACAGTCAAACCCCACCACGTCATAACCTTCTGCGAGTAAGCCGTCGGTCCAGCCGCCTAAGCCACAGAAGAGGTCAATAGCCAACGGCTTCACTCGGCTAACCCCCCTCTATCGGTGCGGACGTGCGAGGGGATGGCCTCGGCAAAGTTGAACACTTCTTGAGACAAGCGTTTTGCCGCTATCTCGCAGTAGTGTTCGCTACGTTCAATCCCAATGCATACTCGTCCGAGTCTCTTGGCCGCGAGAAGCGTCGTTCCAGAGCCACAGAATGGGTCGATCACCACTCCATCGAATGGCGTCACGGTCAGGATTCTGGTCATCAGGTCCCTGGGTATCTGGCACGGGTGCTCGGTCTTTTCGCTGGACACGTTTTTTACCTGTTCCACCTGCCACCAGTCATACAGGCGGGCACGCCTCCCGCTTTCGATGAGTGCCATCACCCGCTTGTCATTGGGATTTTTATAATCCTGTCCATCTCTGGAGAAGTCTGGGTGAATGCCGAACCACGCAACAGACCGCCACTGCTTGGGCGTGTTCGCGTGGTAGACCCATGCCACTATTTCGCTCGGTGAGACACCCAACAGTCGCGCCAGCGGGAACAGGGCTTCCGGGTAATGAATAAAGACAAGAGGCGTCCGAACAACAGCACCAAGGAAATCCCAATAGTCGCCATCAAGCATGGCGTCGTCGTGTTCGTCGTAGTGATAGCCGAGGTTATAGGGAGGGTCTGTGACCATCAAGCCAGACAACGGAGGGGCCACCTCCCGGCAGTCCCCGTGGTAGATCGTGATTCCCCCATGCTCGTAATAGGGCTTCAAGGTTTGACTCCGAAGAGTTGGAGCGCCTCATCGACGCTCGAGACCACCGGAAACCACGCCCGCCGCCGTAATTGCCCCTGCAAGGCCGTCAGATGCCCTCTAGGACTCTTAATCTCAATCGGATACCACGCGCCCCTGAAAGCCACCAAGAGGTCAGGCACGCCCTCATGGTTGAGGATCAGCACCTCGCAGCCGATGGCCCGCAACGCCTGAACAATGGCGGCTTGGGTCGAATCCTTGCGCCCAGCTTTACGCACGGACACCATCCTGCTTAAGGCAACACGCCCGTGTATTGACACAACTCGGGGTATGGGGACAGGGATAGGCATAGCCGCCCACCACCACGCGAGGCGCATACTGCATCGGATTCGCCAAGAATAACCCCAGCGGATGCCGGCGCTTCACCACCAGCGGGTTATCCGTGAGGAAGTAACCCTCGAGCGCCCCCTCCAGTTGATCCACGGTCAAGTGATGCTCCCGTAGATGCGTCCCGAGCTTCCCGAAGTCCAGCGGACTCAGGATCAGGGCGCAAGGCACGCCATACTTCTCGGCCCAGAGTGCCCGATACGTGTCAAAGACTTGCGATTCAGCCATAAATCCCCACTTTTCCATGCTGGACTTTTTTCCCTGATCCGCCCTTTTAACAGCAAAGGGTGAACGCGGGCCATGCTGCCACCTGAGTGATCAGGTCGGGGAGGGAGAAGTCCAGTGGAACCCTGATTCCCCTTGAGCGAGCGCCGCCGTTGCTGCTTACGTGGCCGGCCGGCAGCCACAAGACACCTCGCTACACAGTCCGTAGCGGTCAGCGCGGGAAGTTGCCTTACAGCTTGGGGATTGGTAAACTGTGGCCGAATTGCTTGGCCGACTGTTTGAGCAGTCCGACAAGTTGACACCTCGCAGGTCTTCCAGCCTTGCGGGGTGTTTTCGTATAAGGCGGTCAATCTACGCTTTCCTGAAGGCAAAGTCAACATCCAGAAAGTAATCGCCGCACCAATCACGGCCAGACACGTCGGGCCATGCCTTCGTGAAGCGCGTCGTCAGCGGCGGTTGCGCCTTGAAGACCATTGGGGCATGTCGCCGGCAGTGACCCTGACCATCCTCTGGGGTTTTCGAGAGACGACCATCCCAGAATTTGCATGAGAAACAGGTTTCAGCCATCACTCCCTTTCAAAAAGGTGCCGGTAGTCAGCGCGAAGAGGGTTCGACATGAAACGTGACCGTGCCGAGCCCATCGTAATCATCAATCACAATGACCTTATCCGGTCCTGGAGAGGGGATGATCGTTACCGCCTCACCCCGAAAAGCGCGATTCACCTGATCCCTACCCACGCGCATGAACTAAACGTGGATAGCCATTAAATTCCTTGAACTCAGACAAGGCGATACTCGCTAATCGTGATGCCGTGCTCATGTCGGACGCGGTTTTCCACCGTATAGCCCAACTTCCTCAAATCCCTGCATCTGGCTGTAAATCCAGCGTAGCCTCCAACCTGTGAAATTAAGCGCCCATCGACCCACTGCCCCCGGTGCGCGTCTAGGAGGGCATACACCCGCCCCGTCAGGCTCGTGGGGTTCAGGGACTTCGGCGTGTAGCTCAGGGTGCCCTGCGTCACTTCTTGAACCCGAAGGCTAACGCGGCCATCTGCTCCACTTGCATCTCCCAGATGCTTGACGGCATCCGGCTCACCACTCGCGCCTGTAACTTCTCGCAGGCATCGGCCAGTTCCTGCTCGCCAGAGACATACAGCGGGAAGACCTTCCCGTGGGAATCTTCCAGCAGCACCCGCGTAATCATTTCATCCATCGCATCTCCTCCTGCAGCATCCACTGGAGAAGACGCTGCCACTCGACTTTCCTGACATCTTGCTGGGTCCACGGCGTCATACGTCCACCCGCATCCTGATCATTGTTTCTGTGGCATCCTGGCGCGTCCTAGGGCCACTGTAGGTGTTGACCCGCCAGTCAATCCGCGGCGCCTCCGTCCACCCCTCCGTGCTCCCCCGGTTCGCTAAGGCATCCAGCCACTCAGGGGAGACGTAGGACGAACGAGACG